ATAATTTATCTTGAAACAAGTATAAAATATAAACTCTCCTGCGTAAGCACACAATCTTTCATGGTAAAACTGATGGGTATGCGGATGCAATCTAGTTGGATATTGGAACCTAACAATTCCACTACTCGTTCTGATGCTTTCTGCTTTTAAATAGTAATCTTTTTCTTCAAAGTCAAAGTTGTGATACGTAATTATCATAATGGCACCTGAAGTGTTTTCATTTATATCAGGCGAAGACATAACGTCAAATGGTAAGTTTTTAGGTCTTCCTAACTTATACCATTCCATCAATTGTCCGTCCTTCTTTTCCTCCAATCTAGAAAAAGGAGTATCCATAACATGTTGGTTCAAGCACGCCCAAACTAATCTCATGTATCTGAATACTTCATCCTGTAACAATTTGTTTACAGCCATTGATCCTCTCTTGGCAAAAAGCAATCCCGCTAAGTTGCTAGGGAGATCTTCCAATGGATTCTCGAAACTTACTTCTTTTTCTTTAAAGAAAGGGTTTCCTTCCATTTCTTGCATTAAATCTCTGTAAAACAATTCAATGTCTACTAAATCTCCTTCTTGAAGGTTTATATGACCGAATGTTTTGTCAGCGAATTCAATCTTCTTAAACAAAGGCTTATCCCAGAGGAAGTACCCGTGTTTATCCACTGTTAAGTTGTACGGAGAAACTTTTGTTTGAAATTCTTCAGCTATTGTAGCTGCTTTTACTTCCAGGTCCAATAGACCATCTTCTAATTCTTCTTTACTCAATTTGTTAGAATTACTTTTAAGTTCCGCAACACTTTTATTGCTTTCTTCCAACGAATTGAGATAAGTACCAAATTTGGAATGTACTTCGTTTAATATTTGAGCAAACTCAATAAACGGTTTTTGAGAATCAGGTTTGAAATTATATTCAAATCTGTCTACTAGAGTCCCATTACAAGGAAATTCTAGTACTCTAGTACACCCAATCTTATGCCCAAATAAGCACTCCTGTAACTTTTTGTTACCGAAAGCTCTCCAAGCAAGTGTTTCTTTTTGATTGTCTATGTAGTTATATGCTTCGGACACCATGTCAATAGTGTTGCATGCATTTTCTTTAAATATTTTACGTGTATATTGAGTTTGATCCAAAATAGATAGAGTAAACTTTTTCAAAATAGATTCTCTGTTGTCTCTAAATGAGCCCAACATGTTGTTTCTATCTAGATCTAAGTAAGCTAGCTTGTCCTTGATTTCTTCATCATACTCCGCAACAAAATCTTTGTCGGAAGTAAAGAAATCTTCTGGATTCCTAATAACTTTCTTTAATATACCAGACGTGTCTCTTTTAGTTGCTTTCCTAAACAACTTATCAACATGTCCCGCTATTAACGAAAGAGCAGTATTGTAGTAAGTACCGTAATTAAAATTACGGTAATTCACTACTAATAACGCAAAGAAGTAGTTATTTTCTTTAGCGTATTTGCTGTATTTTTCTATTTGTTTCGAGTTGACTTCAACATTAAATGTTTTTTCTAGTAAGGAATAACTAATGTTGTCTTTATCTTCGAGATTCTTGAAGTCTAAAATTCTGTCATTTATAGATCTGCTTTTCATTTCTACAATGACTCCTTTGTAGCCTTCAAATCGACCGTGGTAGACAAAATCAGGTTTTCTGGTTTTTCCATCTATCACGATGGAATTGTCAAAGTCATTTCGATAAGCCTTCTCCAAAAAGAGAGGACTTAATTTCGGTGAACTTAACAATTCAGCTTCTAATTGCACTTCTTTTTGATAGGAGACTACCCAAGTAAGTTCATCAAAGTGTTTTTCTTTGAAGGGCTTATATGTCTCAATATCTTCTAGACGAAAGGGCGTATTTTTAGTTACTACTGGATTAATGTACTTTTGTACAGAAAAATCTGGTAGTATTCTAACTTTTTTCTCATTATTGACTTCTACTATTTCATAGTAATTGTTGATTTG